GTTATCATAGTTAGATTATACTAGAGTATGGGGTAAATGTCAAGTTTTATGACTATAGGGTGGCATCTTCCATGCCAGCAACTCTAAGTTTAACAATGTTAGTTAATTGCCATTGTTTTTGATCTAATGCTTTAGTAATGCCAAGCCATTTGTTACGTAGCAAGGCAAATTCATTAATAATTTTTTCAAAGTCAACTACATCAGACTCGCCTTCAACAAATTTTTCACAATCTCTTGAAGACAGAGCCCTTTGATAGTTTTCTAAATACTTACGGAAGTGCTGACTCTTCAGACGTCTAAGTTCAATGTTCAAATATTCCAAAATTGCTTCAATTTCTTGAAGCTGACCAAATCGTTCTTCTACAGTGCCTGGCATTTGAGCAGCGGCTTTTTCGATGTTCCCCGTTATACGAGCATCTTGTCTTGCTGACTGTAGTTCTACTTCAAAATGCGCAATAGCATCCGGAATGTACGAAATATCTTTTGAAACTTTTGTGTACCATGTCATAGATTATTCATCATCTTCATAAGAGTCTAAATCTTCTTCGTCGAGTTCTTCTTCGTCACTTGTTTCATCAAGATAAAAGTCAATAGCATTGTCTAGGTCATCGTCAACGCCAGAAGCGCCGGCCATAACCTTATCGCTGACACCGTGATCTGCTAACAAATCAACATATCGTTCTGCTAATACATCAAGTACTTTTTTATCAACGTACTCTTTAAACAACATCCAAATATCACCAATATGGTTTTCATTCATTCTATGATTTCTCCAGTTTCTTCATCAATGGCAAGTTGTACTGTAGGAACTGAACGAACATCATTAAATTCAAGCATGACTTTATCAAGGCATCCATCTTCATTACGTTCCCATTCCTTACGATACAGTTTGATCTCTGTACCATCTGTAGAAACGTATTTAAGTCTGTTGCCATCTTTTGTAAGAAAACCTTTTGCCTCACACAGATCAGTAAGACCACTGTATGGACTCATGCCTGTTGCATAAGGAATCTCAACCTGAACTGATTCAAATGGCTTTGCATAACGAGTTTTCATAATCTTACAGGCTGCACGGATACCGTTAACAGTTGTAGTCTTATTACCATCAGCGTCAGTTTTCAATTTCAATTTACGCATAGCAATAACAATAGAGCTAGCATAGATGAAGCCTTGACCACCTGAGATTTTGTCATCAGGATCAAACATATCCTGGCTTGCGTATGTGTGATTAGTACACACCAATCCAACATTGTAGCTACCAAACATGTTTACACAGTTACGAACAAGACTTGTAAGTGCTTTAGGTTTACGGCCCATATCACCTTTCATTTCGCCTGCTTCAAACTGGTTAACATCTGTAGGAGTTAACAACATGCCAAGTGAGTCAATGACAAACAATACTTTAGGACGAGTTGCTTCATCCATTGTTTTGTATTCTTTCATGAATTCACTAATGGTCTTTGCCACGTCGTCGATCATAGCCATGTTAAGTTTTAACAATTTTTGTTCACTTGTATCTACGCCAAGTGCATGAAGCCATTTCTCATCAAGGGCATTTTCACTGTCAACTAACACTACATAGATGCCTTGTTTTTGAGCAGCTTTGATGAGGTTGCCAGAGCAGATATAGCTCTTGCCTGCACCTGATTCTCCTGCAAGTACTGTCACTTTACCAAGTGGCACACCTTTGTTAAAGTCTGAACTAATCAGATAATTTAGAGCATAGTTGCCTGTTGAGATCCAATCTGTAGGATCATTAAAGCCAACACCTAAGCCATCGATGCTCTTGGTTAGGGTTTTGCGGAATTTAGATAAGTCAAATGCTTTTGTTGCCATGATTAATTATCCAAGTCCATTGCGACCCACTCTTTGATCACTGCAATAAGTTCTTCTTCTGTATTGCACATGACCTTAGCGGTCTTCCATTCTTCTTTCTTATCGCGACCACTAACTTCTATCATGAAGCCGTTGTCATAACGATTAAGACTGATATTTTCATTTACTTTTGCGAGTTTGTTTAGTTTAGCCATAGTTATTCTCCTAATAGTGGCGAGAAGTACAGGGCGCAAACCCTGTACTCACTCTAACGCTTACTGCTTGTTACGATTGCGAATCATAGCAAGAATGTCTTCTGCACGACCACCGCCTGCGGCAGCTGGTGCTGTTTCTTGCTTAGGTGCTGAGAATGATTTCTCTGCTGTAGCAACTTCTTCTTCCCAAGGTGCAACATCATCTGCTACTGGAGCAGGCGCTGTCTTGGCAGCTGGTGCCGTTGCCTTAGGTGCAGAGTTAGGATCACCTGTTGCTTGGCCCATACCTGCTGGTTTGAAGTATTGTCCCCAACGATCCATATCAAATGGCTCGCCATCGACACTTGCTTCGAACATTTCTTTCATAACTTTGACTTCAACGTCAGTTGGCTTCTTAGGCAAGTAATCCTTAAGATTGAACAAGCCATGCGTTGCCAAATTAGCAGTTTCTGTACTGTCTAAAGGACGAGTACGACGGCTCCACTTTGATGTAGAGTAGTCAGCATAACCACCTTTTGAAGTTTTGATCAACTTAAAGTCAACGCCGTTGACTGGGTCAGTTGGCATGTCATCCATTTCTGGATCAAGCAATGCACCCTTGATCAATTGGAAAATCTGTGGCCCAATAATGAAACGACGGTTTGCATTTTCAGGACGATTTTCTTCTTTAAGACCATCTTCAACAACGTATCCTTGGAAGATGTAGCTACGTTTCTTCCAGTACTTACGACCCATATCTTCTAGCGCAGGGTCTTTGAACCAACCACGTACTTCTGCAAGGATTGGACAAGTTTCTCCGTACATCTCCATACAAGGAACATTGACAGTCACTGGTTTACTGTCAGTAGAACCCTTTACTCCAGCGAATGGCAGTTTAATCATTGCCCTCTCGACCCAGAAAAATGTATTGTCAGGATTTCCGTCAGGTAAAAAACGGACTGTTGATTCGGAACCTTCTTTCAAGTTCCAGAAAGGGTAAATGGAATTGTCTCCACCGGTACGTTCACCGCCACCCTTTGAATTACCTTCTTGCTCTTTGAGCTTTGCTCTGATTTCAGCTAATGATGCCATGATTATCTCCTATTGTTAGCCTAAGTTGTTTTGCATTTCTGCTAGTTTTGCCTATATCTACTTTACACCATTGTAAAGTAAAAAAGTGCATATATGTTATTATACGCACTTTTATTTATCATTGCAAGAGATATCTTGCTTAATTATGATTTATTTTTACCAATCGTTATCATCTGGCATTCCTGCCATTTTCTTAATTCTTGATAATTCCGGATTGCCTTTAACTACATTTTGTGGATTCTGCATGTTCTGGCCAAGCTGTGGATTCTTTGCCATAAATGCATCATACTCTGCTTTTGAAACAGGTTTACCATTTACTTTGAAAGATGAAGTGTTAGTACCGCCTTGTGGCATGTTTGCCTTCATCTGTGCCATTCTATCCTGTTGGCTTTTCATCATAGCAGCGGGATCTAAGTTTGGCATTTTAGATTTCATAGCACCCATTTGTTGTTGCATCATAGCCTGCGGATCCATCATAGGAAACTGTTCATCTAATCCTGCAAGTTGTCGTAGGCGATTTGATTCATAAACATGAGATAGTTCGCTGATAACTTTGTGGGCTATGTGGGCTGCGTCTTCGCCGAATTGTTTTTCAACTGCTAATAGTACGCCAGTTTCACCTTTAGGGAAATTTCCAGTAGTTTCGTCGTACATTGATTTAACAAACTCAACTACTTCATTTTGTTTGCCAGTGCCTTCGAAAAACTCTTCAACATCCATTCCGGCTTTAGTAATTGCTTCACCTAATGACATTTCGCCAGACCCAAAGTTAACCATAGTCTCAGCAGTTGCACCAGCTTTCTTTGCTTTAGCAATGGCAGCAGCCATACCTTTCTTGGCAGCGTGGCGAGCAGGATTTTTTACAGTATTGCCAAACTGATCTTTGTTGTCGCCTGGCTTTTTGTAAGGACCGTCAAACGGTGGATCTTCTTTTTCTTCTGCCACTGGAGCAGCAGCTGGAGGTGCTTCTGGAGCAGGAGGTGCTTCTGGAGCAGGTTCAGCCGGAGCAGGCTCAGTAGGTGCAGGTGTAGTTGAATCAAAATTGATCTTACTAGCAATGTCTGTACCATTTTCTTCGTCGTGTTTTTCTAGGTAACTCTTTAGAAATTCTCTAATGTCCATTTCTGGATTTACCTTACCTAGTTGTTTAATTGCATCAGTAAATTCTTGATCATCAATAACACCTTGCAAACTCTGGATAGCATTGGTACCATCTACGCCTGCTGGGAATTCTTGTGCAATTAGTTGATTTAATGTTTGTATAGATGCGCTTTGACTTTCTTCATCAGTGTTAAACAAATTACTTTCTTCACTGACTAGATTATTTAAGAATGCTTCAAATTGATCTTCTTCTGGTAAGTTTGGCTCGTGATGTTTTCCTTTGCTTCTTTCGATATCACCTTTTAGATCAGCTATCGTATTTTTTGTCAGCATTCCTCTTCGTTTGCCCGTTGCCGCTACTGTGATATCTCCATATCTTCCATCTGTATTAGAAGTTCGATATCGTAATTGGTCACCGCTACCTGAAATCAAATCTGCCAGCGTGTTCTTGTCGCCCATTGGAACTTTTTCCCCACGATCATTTTGACGGTATAGGTTGTCTTTATATTCAGGGTCGCGCCACTTTGCGCCTTCATCCATTTCGTCTTCACCTAATAAATCATCGGCTGTTAATTCTTTAACTACATCAACTTCTTCACCTACTAGTTTGTATATGTATGGGAATACATTCTTTAATTCTTCATTGAAACTGCGAATAGTCAAACGATCAATCCAATCATTAACCACATCTTCTGGAATCTCTTGTGCTTCATTTACTACAAATGATTCTGCAAATGATTCGTAATAGCTTTGATTTTGTAGGCTACGGATTTCTTTCTTAACTTGATCAATACGCTCGTATACTTTAGTTTGGATATTGCCCATTGCTTCGCTGACCATAGAGTTACGATCGACATAACCTTTAAACATACGTAATTTGTTTAATTCTTCGCTTAGGCCGGTAATGTGTTGACCAATGCCATCATAAGGTGTACCGCCGTGTGCCACATGAGTAGCTAGAGCGCGAGCACCATTTAAGTGTTTAACTGGATATTTAAAACGTTCACCTTGACTATTCTCAACGTGAATGCTTTCAATGTGCAGTGTGCGACCAGCAGCATGAGCATAATTTACAGGTTGGGTATGTCTAACAATTAGTTTAGCTTCGCCCATCTGTTGATAACTAGTTTTAGATGTGCCCCATAGTTTACTTTCAGTCATACTACCTTCTCCGTTATTATTGGCTAAATG